CTGGTGACGATGCGGGCTCGGTGTGCCTCAATGGCAACGGTGCGGTCTCGGTTGCCTATGCGTACCGGGGCGCGTTCCTCTGAGAATACGCAGAGGCGTTCACGACGAAACCAGTGTGGTACGTGGAAAACTGAGTAGGCAAAGGGGGCGCAGCAAGCGCGGAGCGCAAAGAACACCGGCGCGATAGCGCCCCCGCCCGATAGGGCGGTCGATACCGCGAAGCGGTCGACGATATTTGAAATTTCAGACAATAATTATTAAATAAATAATCAAATTCGCTCTTTGACTTGCTGAATTGACATAAAAAGTGTAACTTTGCACCTGCTTTTCTAAGTAAAAGTAGGTAGAACTCCCAAGCGCGGTTTGCGTGGTGCCGTATTGCTGGGCAATGCCAACAATGGTGACAATGCGGGCTCGGTGTACCTCAATGGCAACAATGCGGTCTCGGATGCCAATGCGAACCGGGGCGCGTTCCTAAACGATACCTATAAAAGATAAGGGAGTGAGCCTGACCCATAGGTCGAACATAGCTGAGATGGCAGCGAGCCTCGTAACCATGTATGGTGAGCGGCATACCTGTCGGGAGGTTTCGCAGACTCCCACCAGACCCACTTTTAGACCCACTCTTAGACCCCTTTCAAGACCCCTTTTTAGAACCACAAGATCCACGCCTTTATGCGTAGAATACGCGACAACAGGGAGAATGAGTCGATGGGAAATGCCATCAAGGCATACGACAATTACTCCGACCAGAAACATCAGCGCGACTACGTGAAGGCCTTCGATGCGGACTTGCAACACAACCTCGAGGAGATTGTGAGGCAGATTGCCGATGAATCCTGGGAACCTAAAGGCTATGTCCAAAAGGTCATCTTTGACAGGAAAAAGCGGACGCTTGCCAAAGCTCCCATCGAAGACCACGTATTGGAGAGCGCTACCATACTGCCATACGAGAAAGCCATATACGACTACTCTACTTGGCGGGCACCAGCCGTGAAGCCCAATATGGGCACTCATGGCTTGTTCCGCTTCCTACGTAATGAACTGTACGGTTGGACGCAGAAAGATATGTCGTTTTATGTCGCTATTGATGCTCACCACTACTTTCCGATGATGGATCATGCCATCTTAAAGGATGCGTTAGAGAGGCTGATAAAGCCTAGCAAACTGCTTACATTCATGTTCAAAGTGGTTGACAGTTACATTCAGGGGGCTCCACTCGGCATCAAGGTGGCACAGTTGTTCGGCCAGATTTATCTCGCAAGGTTTGACAGGCTGGCTATGCGTTTCTTCGATATTGGCAATGACCCTGAGAAAATGTCATACTGGACACAACGCTATGTGACTGACCGCATCTGTACAGCGAAGACCGAGGCTGATTACCGAGAACTTTGTCTTGGACCAGGCTACTTGTCACGGAAGTTTGAGTGCTACGTTGAAGAAGGTGTCCCGTTTTATTTCCGCTTTGTTGACAATATCCTTTTCAGACACGCCGACAAGACGGCACTTCACATTATCCTGGAACTTGCTATTATGCATTTGTCTCGTGACTGGCATGTGACAGTCAACACCGATTATAACGTACGTCCTATTTGGATGGGCATACGTCTCGGTGGCTATGTGTTCTACCATGACCATGTGGCAGTGAGCAAACGTAACAAACAGGAACTGGCTAGGCACGTGAGACGGTTGCAAAAGAAGGGGTTTGATGAAGAACAGATAAGAATAAAGCTTTCTTCTCGGTTCGGATTCATCAAACATGCTGATTGCATCAACCTTATAAAGTCATTAGGTATGGAAAAATCATTAGGTAAGATTATCAAGAAACGTCGGGTAAGACCGCCGTTTCAGGGCATGAACCCTGAGCAGAAAGTGCCGTTCTCATCGGTAGTAACCAAATGCAAAGAAATGTTAACGGGGGGGGTAAACCAGCTCCTACCAAGTTATTTCTTGAAGACTACGTCATTCAGGACTCGAAAATCGAGAAACAGATCGTTTCTGTGAGCATGTCTGACTCTGCAGGACAGATACAAGACATTCCTAAGCAAGTGCCTGGAAAGGTGCTGGCCATCAGATTCAAGAAAATCATCCAGACATTTGTGACAACGGACTTCAATGGTGAGGAACAAGAAACCTACCAGTTCGAGAAAACACGGGATGAGAAAGGACAGCCAACATCGCAGGATGCAGAGTTCTACACCTTCACGGGATCAAAAATCATGATTGACCAGGCCATGAGTGATTTTACTCGCGAAGATCTACCCGTTCCCACAGTCATTCAGCAGTTCAGAGGCAAGGATGGTAAGGAATATACCAAGTTTACTTGAATATGAACAGACATGTTTATCAACAGCCTCGCACGTATCAGAGATACGACGAAGAGCACATTATCGGTTACCTCAATGAGGAAGTGTTGAACAATTACCAGCCAGCGCAGCAGACAGAAGGTGAAGACGTGCCGGAGCCTTGGCCTACTGCCTATGCCTACACCGGTACTGAGACCGATGGCGGCACAGTGATGAAATGCGACAACCAGAGCGACTACGGCGATGTGGCCAACGCCATCATCCGCAGCCGCTACTCTGAGAGTCAGGAATTGGCCATCCAGCGCCATGCCATCAATGGCGACTATGCCGAGAATGCCCAGGAGTATGAGGAATACAACACCTGGTGCCAGTATGCCGTAGCCACCGCCAAGAGGTGGGTGCTGGGCTGACCTCGTCCTATTCTATTTTTGCACTGCCACGTCGCCCATCAGCGGCATGGCAGTGTATTTTTATGCCTGCACGTTTCTGTTTACTTTTGCACTGTCTAAAATATTAAAGTTATGATTGAGCAAGTTAAAAACGTGATTGTCGGCATATTCATGGCTGTGCTGGCTTATCTGAAGCCCATCGAGGGAGAGCTGTGGAGCCTGTTCCTCATCTTTTTCCTCAACTTTGTCTTCGGCTATCTCTCGGGCATGATTGCCAAGGGCGAGGACTTTTCGCTGAAAAAAGCCTTCCGCTGCATCGGCGAGGCCACTGTGTTCTTCATCCTCTGCACGGCCATCTATGCCATCGGGCGACTAAAAGGTGAACTGGTGGGCGCGCTGCAGTGTGTGAGCTTCATTACCTACACCATCATCTACTTCTACTCCACCAACGTGCTGAAGAACCTGAAGCAGATCTTCCGAGAGGGGACAGCACCGTGGAGCGTGGTGTCGTTCATCTACTACGTAATGCGGTTCAAGTTCATCGAGCGCATTCCGTTCCTGGCCGACTACATGAATATCAAAGGGAGAAATGTCGATGGAGAAAGATGAAATTACCGTGGCATTGGGGACTGCCCATGAGGAATTTACACCAGGCAAAGGTTCTCCAGATGGCCGATTCCGTGAACCTCGCTATTCACGCGAAGTCCTTTTGGAGGTAGATGCCATCTTGAAGAGCTATGGCATACGCTCTTTCATAGACTATCTGCCGATGGAGCCACGAAAGGAGTGGCGCAGCACAGACTGGCACAAAGAACAAGAACGTGAACTGGCATGGCGGGTAAACTTCGTGAACAGCTTGTGCCAGAGATACGGCATGAAAAACGTCATCTACGTGTCACTGCACAACGATGCTGCCGGGGCCGACGGGAAATGGCACACTGCTGGAGGCTTTTCTGTATGGACGTCAAAAGGTACGACCAGAAGTGACCAGCTGGCAGAGTGCATCTACGATGCTGCCGAACAGAACCTGGCCGGATATAAGGCCACGTTTGCCGAACTGAAGAGAAAAGGACGTTATGGCGAGAAGCAGCAGCCCATCCGAATGGATCGCAGCGACGGAGACCGAGACTGGGAGGCTGGATATTTTGTCTTACGCAAGACATCTTGCCCTACTGTGCTGATTGAAGCGATGTTCCAGGACAACAAACACGACGTGGCCTTCCTGCTCAGCGACGAGGGCAGGCAGGCCATCACAAGAACCATCGTTGAAGGTATCATCAAATTTATTGAATCGTTATGAAAAAAGATCTTATCATTATCTATACAGTTCCGTTTGCCGTTATCTCAATGTTTTTCGCTTTTCACTACCGCAGCCAAGTCGTAAAACTCGAAGATGATGTTGCCCGTATGGGTGTGGAACTGGCACACGCTCAGATTCCACTGCAGCGTGACACCATCCACGACTCTATCGAGGTGGTGACACAGACCGTTGTGGAGGTGGTGCCGAAGAAAATGAAGGAGGCCTTGGCCGCCGACCGACAGCTCATCAAGGAACTGCAACTGAAAATCCAGCAGCTGGAGGCCATGCAGACCACTACACTCGAGACCAGCGACACGGTTCCAGCGCAGTACCAGCCACGCGACAGTTGCTTCTACTACAGCGACCAGTGGGCCGACCTCTCTCTGCAGCTCAAGGACACCACCTTCTACTACAATATCCGCGACTCACTGAGTACCGTGGTGTACCGCGAGTACCGCCACCACTTCCTTTGGTGGAAGTGGGGCACGAAGGGATATCGACTCAAAATCGTAAACTTTAATCCTCACTCGCGAGTAACATATAATAAATATATCAAGGCTGAAAGGTAGACTTCTCAGCCTCTTTTTATGCTCATAAGTGTTAAATGTTTAAGACGGTTGCAAAAAAGTTACTGAAAGATGTGGCGGTTAATAACTTTTTTGTTACCTTTGCATCGTCAGAAATGACAAAGTGATCTAAAATGTATTGAGACATGAAGTACAACGAGTTGTACAGGAAGTTAAGGAAAGCAGGATGCTTCCTACTTCATCATGGTGCCGGTCACGATAAGTGGATGAATCCCGGAAACGGCAAATCCACTTGGGTTGGAAGGCATGGAACGGAAGAAGTGCCAATAGGCACTTTGAAGACTATCTATCAGGAACTCGGGCTTTAGGCCCGTGTTCCTCTTCCGTAAAATTCGAGATACTTTGACGATCACTTTTTAATGGAATATGAGTATGGCAAAGAAAATACAAGTAATCGTAGAGACTGGCAAGGATATGTTCGCTTGCTTTATGGTGGGAGCGCACGATGGTCTCACCGGCCTTCATGGCGACGGGAAGACTGCCCGTAAGGCCATCAGCAACTTTTACGAATGCTATGAGGAGGAAAAACAATTCTGCCAAACTGAAGACAAGGAGACTCCAGAACTTGAATTTGAATTCATCTTCGACATCGGAGCGTTCTTCAGCTATTACCTTATCAATGTATCTGCTTTTGCCGAATATGCCGGCATGAACGCCTCACTGCTCAGGCAGTATGCCTGCGGCCTGAAATCACCGACAAAGGCTACTATTGACAAAATTAGGGCGGCCGTAGATAATTATAGAAAGGATATTGCTGCTGGCCTTCTGATAGATAGGCCGGTTCCACAATACATTTAAGATCACTCAAATCCCCCTGTGCGGGAGCATCGGGGGACTTTTCTAAGAAAACAACAAATAACAAGATATAATGATAACGATTGAACCGATAATGGCAGCTGTAGTGGTGGTAGGTGTTTTCATCTATTTCGCCCTGAAAGGCAGCGATTCCTCCAAGAAAGAGGAAAAATCTATCTACGACATCTACAGAGAGATAGGTGAAAAGTCCTCTGAATACGAGCGGTACCAGAACCGCTTGAGCAATCACGACTGATTATAGCGTATTTTTACTATATGGGAACGGGTGTTAACTTTGCAGAAAAGTTAGCACCCGTTTTTTATGGCTACAACAGAGAAATATACAACCGTCATTGAGCTCAACAGTGAGCAGGCAAAGCGCAATCTGGATGAATTGCGTAGAAAAGTGGAGTCGTGGAAAAGCGACCTGGCTGAAGCAAAGGAGAAAAAGATGGGCAGAAGTTTTATCGCTGCCATCCGGAAGGAACTGAGCGAGGCAGAGAAGGAACTGAAGAAATACGATAGTGAAGTGGCACGTACCATCGGCACGTTGAATGATCTTCAATCCGCTTCCGTTGACCGCATAGAGGAAGCCCAAAGAAGTCTCCTTCGCCTTTCAAAAGAGGTGCCACACGACAGCCATTTCTATGAGCAGCTGAATGGTATGCTCGACCAGGTGACGCAAGAGCTGGAGAATATCAAGGCTACAAAGGCTTTTGAGAAACTTCAACTGGAGGCTGAAGGTGCCACCAAGACGTTTGCACAGACACGCGCTGAAGCGGAGTTTGTGAGACAGACGGTGGAAAATATCGACACGGCATCGCTGAAACAGTTGAAACTTGCTGAGCAGACTGCCAAGAGTATCAAGGAAAGTGCAGGTCAAGGAACTTTGGAGTACAATGGTGCTGCCACAAGTCTTGATAAGATTAGGGAGAAATTGTCTGAGATTGATGCTCATGAGCGTAAGGTGGTAACTACGGCAGCTCAGTACAACCAGACAATGAAGGCCATACACAAAGATGAGAAGGTGGTGGCTGACGAAATGGAACTTATCGACAGAACGCTGAAGAACCTGAGTACGGCCAGTATTCGCGATTTGGAATTTTCCATCAAAGCACTCAAAGAGCAGATCCAAGATACAGAGCGCACTGGGAATAGCGTTGAGCAGCTGACAGAAAAACTGAAACTGCTGAATGCAGAACTGAAAAAAGTTCAGGATATGCAGAAGCCGGACGAAAAAAAAGAAAATTTTTTCGCCCGTAGCATGAACTTCCTGAACAAAAACTGGGGTGCCATCACCCAGACACTGGCCGCATATTCCGGACTACGTGACATAGTAAAAGGCAGTGTGGAAGCCTTTGCCGAGATGGACCAGGAAATGAACAATGTGCGCAAATATACCGGCCAGACCATCGGTGAGGTGGAACGGATGAACGAAACGTTCAAACAGATTGACACCCGAACACCGCGTGAAGAGCTGAATCAGCTGGCTGGCTCTGCCGGACGGCTGGGAATCACATCGACAGAAAAAGTACTGGAATTCGTCGATGCAGCCGACAAAATCAACGTAGCCTTGGGTGATGACCTTGGAAAGGGTGCCGTGGATGCCATCGGCAAACTGGCGATGGCCTTCGGAGAGGATGACAAAAAGGGACTCCGGCAGGCCATGCTCGCCACAGGCTCCGCTGTCAACGAGCTGGCACAGAACTCGGCGGCAGGGGCTGGCTACCTCGTTGACTTCGCTGCACGACTCTCCGGCATCGGCATACAGGCGGGCATGACACAAGCACAGATACTAGGGCTTGGCGCCGCCATGGACGAGAACATGCAGAAGTACGAGATGGCTGCCACTGCCCTCTCACAGAGCATCAC